AATCTCGACAATGAAATCTTGAAAGATGTCCCCAAGTTCCTGGTCATAAGCAGATCCGCCACTAGGGGTGATATATCCCCCTGAAGCAGAGTCACCCATGATTTACCCCAGTGGTTTAAGCTCGCAAATTGCTTTTATAAAACCTTGGCCATAATGCAAATTATCCAACACTTGAGAAACAATGTAGGATTTACCCTTCCATATAATCTCATCCGCTTTGGTTTTTGCATCACCTGAAGTCAAAGCAAACTGTGTGTGAATATTGAGTGCACCTTTGATCAAGGTACCATCGGCACGGCGATCCATCTTGAGGCCGTTATTTGTAGTAACGACACCAGAAAAAGGAGTGCTGGTAGTCGTTCCTTGTGGCCGTCCATTATTTCCTACGATGACTTCTGTACGCTTGCAAATAATGCCCGTGTCCATAAAGTCTGGATCTAGGAGAACATCAGAAACATCAAGTTGAGCCACGTTTAATCTCCTTGTCCTTTTTCATGATGATGTAAGTTACCGATTTTCTGAGCTCGCCCGTATCGATCAACGGCCGAACAAGACCAGACTCTGCTGGACCAGTTTCAAGCTGTTTAAGATACTGTTTAGCCCCCTTACGTCCACGCCGTGCTCGAGCACGGATTGTGGCCAAAGATAGAGGAGCAAATTCACCATTGACGAAATACATGCGAACAGAGTTCATTGCAGTTGTCCCTGCGGACGCAAGCAACTTCATCATTTTTGGGCTATTACCCTCTAAAGCCGCATCAACCGCTTTAACTAGCTTATCGCCCACCTCGTCTTGCACTTCTTCAACACCAGGAACTAGAAATGGCCGTTCAGGAATATTCATGGCTGGTGAACCGTTTTCCTGAAGGTAGCCAATTTGCGCATTGGTTAGGCCGTCACCATCGGTTCGAGCCTCACCATGAGGAATACCAACTAATACATCCATTTGCGACAATTCAGCGAAAGCTTGAAAGATATCTGCAAGACCTTTACCAGAAGATTTAACACCACTACTCATAGCTGAATGCCTCCAGCGCCTGCCATCATCATTAACTGATAAAACTGAACGCCCCATGTGGTTTGGTTCCAATGGCCCGCATCTGCAATAAGTACACCTGAAACATCCATAGACTTTGAAACACCATCAACTGATTTAGATGTCTCATTACCTACGATCTTTCCGGCATCACCGCCAATGCTTGCAGCATTCATCCCACGCCGATAAAGCGTAAGATAATGAGCAATAAACAATGTCAAACCGTAATCAAGCGTATCCTCCCAACGTTCTGGGCGAAGTAACTTTTTTCCAAGGTTTAAATAGAAATTAAACTGAAATGATGGATATTGCGTTGTATCAGCAAAAGCCGGCATTTCTTCACGAAAAGAGGATTCACTGATCATGGTTTAGGTTTCCTTTGGCACGTCTTTTTCTTTTGCTGGGGCTGCTTTGGCTGCATCGGCTTTTAACTTGGCGATTTCTTTATCGCGGTCATTAATCACCTTCTGAGCTTGCTCAAGAGCAGAGGTTGACGCTTCTACTTGGGTTTGAAGCTCTTTAGCAGACTGGATTTTAAGATCACTGAGCTCTTTATCCTTCGCCTTCATTTCTTCGCCATGTTTGAAGATTTGCTTCTCCGCTACATCAAGCTGAATTTGCATTGTTGCAAGCTCACTATCTTTTTGCTTAATGATCTCTTCAAGTTCACTAGCATAGGCCGAATGTGCTGGGATCTCTTGAGAATGAGCCGCCACAAACCAGTGCTCAGCAATCTCTTTCTCTACTTCCTGAAGTCCAGCTTGTAACACAACTGTTTTAGCTTCCCCTTGGTCATCACGACCAAGGTTCACTGTTAGCTGTTTGCTTAAAAGAATTTGTACTAACTCAGACATAACAATTCCTTATAGACCATCAGCGTAATAAGCAGTTTCAGGGTAAACCCATTCAACAACACCTAAACGGCCAAAGTAGGTTGTGATTTGACGAATACCGCGATATTCAATTGGTGTGCGTTGTAAAGGAACAAGTGGGAAGCGCACACGATCCTCAGCTTGTGTATAGGTCAGCATACGGTCAGTACCACCAACACCACGTTTTACACACCACTTAGAAGGCTGAATATCAAGTGGTCGGCCATTCACAGAGTTACTTAAGCTGTTGAGCTTCAAGAACTCAAGAATAGAGATATTCCCGGCTTCGCTGACAACTCGCGATGTTAAGAAGCTAAATTGCACAGGTGGTAATAAAAGCTTATCTGGACAGACAGCAAAACCAGACGCTACCCATGCATTATTTAAGATGAGATTTACATCATCTAAGATTTCCTGAGGTGCGGCTAATTTCCAGTTTTTATTAACGTTTGTTGCACCCACTTTTGATGAGTTTAAAAGACCTTCCACACCAAGAGTGTCATCACCGATATATACCTGCTCATCAATATCCATTTGATATTTCAGGTTCATACCTTTGTATTTTTGGCTATCTACAGGACGACCAATAGCGCGTGCAGATTCCAGTTCAGGAATGGTATAGCCAATTTCCATACCCCAAAGGCTTAATGGCTGTGCTGTCTTACCAATATCCAAAGCAATACCGGCAATCGCATCTGAATTTTTACCAATCCATGATTTGCCTGTAGGAGAAGGACCACCAGCTGCAGCAAATGTTGAGTTAGTGAATGACGATACTTCATCAGCAATTGATACATCTGAGCGCAAATCAATATCACGGCCCCATGTAATGTTTGCTAATGGGTCGTGCAATGTTTGGTCTAGGCGTTCCAATTCACCTAAAAGAAATGCACCAGTACTATCGATCGTACGTGCATCGAAAGTATGCATAGTGCCTGTATCGCGTGTACGTGCACGGATCGGTTGCCCCATTGCTACGGCTTGATCCATGGTCGAAGCTAAGAGTAATTTACTCATGTTTTTATATTCTCCAGGCGTAAAAAAAGACGCCTATAGCGCCGTGATTTACGTCAAAAATAAATTAGATGTTGTAAGAGATTTCTACATTGCCTTGTGCATCTGCATCATGCATAAACATGGCATTTTTGATTTCGATTGTATTTGCACCATCAGCAATTGCTTCAATCCCACCGATCGGCTTTAGATCCGAGCCTGTGGCAACACGCACATAAACTTTACCAGCCGTTTTTGCTGACCCCACATTACATTTAACAGTCATGTAACCACGGCGCATAACATCATGGATAATGCCTGACTGAGGAACTGCAGCGCCGATACCATTTAACGCAGATTGAGTTGGATATGAGCGAACAATCAAACCATATACATCTGTATCTGCAGCTTCTAAAGGAACAAAACCTAAAGCTGTCAATTTTCCAAAAATACCAAACGCCCCAAAATTACCTTTGGCAATATGTGCCTCAACTGTAGAGTGCGCTTTTCGTGAAATATCACCCGGAATGCCTGAAGGCATACGATATAAAAATGAATTACCCATTTTATTGCTTTCCTTTGTTTGACCAGTATTCGCGGTTAATTTTGTTCATTTCTGCCGGTGTAATTGGTGCACGGCCAAAATCACGGGTAGAAATACCAGAACGTACACCTGCAGAATTGTTTTGATGCTTGATGAGTTCAGATGCTCCAATAAATGCGGCATCAATGGTGTGAACGGGCATTGTGTCAAAATTAGGATTAGCCCCGACAAATGGCGCTAACGCTTTTTGACCGTCTGCTGTAGCGTGAGCTTGCTTTAATACATTTCGCTTTGTGTTTAAAACGGCTGGACCATTGTTTGCACTGTCGAAAGTAGGCATCTTAAAGCCTGGTAATAAAACTTCAGCTCGCGATAAAACCTCTTGAAGGGAGTCACCGGTATGATTCTGAATACCTTGTTCTGATAATTTCTGAGCTTGTTCAGCCTCCAAAACATCATCTTCGGTTTCTTTACGTTTACCGTCGCCTTCTTCGTCGTCATCATCTTCGGTTTCTGTTTCAGAATCCTTGGTTTTTTTCTTTTCCAATTTTGACAATCGCTTATCAATTGTTTGGATTGTTTTGAGAGCTTTCAAGAGTTCTCGATTTAGAGCTGCATCATTGGTTTTACCGCCGCCTTCGTCGTCATCATCTTCATCTTCTGTCTCGGATTCCTCCTCATCAGTGCTTTTGGCCTTGTCTAAAGCCTCATCAATTGTACGTTTAGCTTTGCGTAAGCTATCCAACCAGCCTTTATTAGGTTTAGGCATAAAACTATCTCCGATTTTACAACGCGACCCACAACGCCCCTTTTTAACAAGGGCAATGTGATTTCCAAAAATATTTGTTTGAATCCCTTTACCTACGCTAATTTCCGTGTAATCAGCGTCATACCCTAGAGAGATTTCAACCTTTCCCTTCATCACAGCATCAATCATGTCTTTATCTGTAATGAGCAGATCCGCCACCATACAATCGGAATCTTCATCTGTACCCCGGCGAACATCGTGTGCTGTGCCGTTTGAAAGTTGCTTCCAATTTTCTGGTGTTACCCAATCTTTAGGATGATCATCCGTGACCGGTTTACCTTCAAAACTTGCGATCGTACGTGGGTCAAATAGAACATCTTCACCACGTTCAATAATGATTAGACCTGAGTTGTCAGCAGTAACTGGCACCTCACCATCGCCGTATAGCAATTTACCTATCCGAGCTAATGGCACATCTCGACAAAGCAAATAACCTTCTGGGGTAGTTTCCCGTGTCCGCCCAATTTGGCCAGTAGTGTAGAAATTGGATCTATCTACAGTGGCCTTTGATTTAGGTTTCTTTTTAAACATGGTTCACCTTTTTTCAGGCATTAAAAAACCACCCGAAGGTGGCTTAAAGTTCTGGAATAACTGGTTCTGGATAACACCGGCAATTGGGTAAACACCCTGCATGACCAGTAAGTCGATCTAACGTTGGAGGCTTATTCCAATTTACAAACTTCCCACTCATTCCCTCATGACTTGGCCTTACATCGCCGTCTTCACTGGTTCGCCAGATATACCCCTCAGAACCTAGATTCTCTGCTCTAGCTTGTGTGAATACGCATGAAGCACGACTAACCTCAGTACGTGCAATTGTATTTGCTCTGGATCGAGTCACACGCCCCGTAGCCATGATCAATCCGGCTATCTCACTTGAACGGTTGCCCTCAATTAGTGATCGAGTAGATAGGTCATGAATACGCTGTGCTGCATCAAGTGGTAAAGACTTAATAAGTCGCACTTGATCATTTAAGAGTTGTTGATATACAGCACCGGTATCAGTATTGCGGATCTGCTCTCTAACTCCACGCGAAAGATCATTTGCATAGATAAGCCAAGTTTTCTCATCACGTAGTGCAACATCGGTAATAATTCGACCTGCTGCATTTTGTGCCCAATGGTGGAGAGTATTTGCATAATCATTTAATGAGGCCGCCATTAAAGGATATGTGCTCGGATCATTTACATCAAAGCCCTTAACAATGGTATCCACATAACCAGCAATCTTTCTAAGCTGCTGGCTGTAACGTATCTCTGTCTTTCTCGCTAGATTCGGCGTTATCCGACTTATTTGGTTCTTCATCGTCATAACCTTCATTTGGCGGTGGTGGATCATCTTCAGCCTGGTTAATTTCCTCATCAGTTATATGTGAGAAAATACCAGTAGATTCACTAGACTGGCGCAATTCTTTTAACGCCGTTTGACGTGAGATGATTCCAGATTCTTCAACCTTCGTAACTGCCTCAGCCACTTTTGCAGCAATACTTGCCTTTTTCTCGTCATCAATTTGCCACAATGAAGCAAAATCAAACTTAAATGAACTTGGTAAAGGCTTACCTAATTTTGACCGAGAAACAACTTCAAGCAACTTATGCAACGGCGTACGCATACGCCCTTCCTGTTGTTGGTTGATATTGTCGTAATAGTTGGAAAGGTCAGATTCACCAGTAGCATTAAAACCTGCAGGCGATTGGCCAAATAATCGAATTAATGGAATACCTAAAGCTCCAGCAATTTGCTGGCCGAATTGCATCAGAATACTATCAAGCCCAGTAAAACTATATTGGTGTGCCTCATAAGTATCTTCAGCATCCATCAAGGTCATGCCTTCATTAGACTGCCATAGTCGGATTTGGTTAATTTGCTTAACAAGAGCCTCATATAATGGTCCTCCTGCAGCAATGAGGCTACGCAACCCTTTAACTTTATAAGTCCTCAAATGAGCCTTATAGATAAGCTGACCAGCACCTAAAGTTGCACTATCGAAAATAGTTAAACGATCCTCAAGACGCTCAATGACTGATTGGCCCCATAAGTTTTCCGCAATAGCTTGCCAATATGGAAGTTTTACCCCATCCATTCGCATTACACGGGAATAATGAATTCGTTGATTACAAAGCCCCACTGAATCCGTAATGACATCGTAATACTTAGGCATCCCATAATCAGGGCCATATTCAGTAACAAGATCTTGAAGGTCTGGTAGAACCATCCAACGATCAAGAACCAATAAGCCTTTAAACTGGTCTTTACCAATCGTATTGATATTTAGCGGTGTAGAAACATTCTGACCATCAATTAACATTACGGCGATAGCACCGCCGTATAGTCTGGACCAACGAATTGTTTCATTGATCTTATCCCATACTTGTAAGCGGTCTAGTTCCTGGTTGATTGATTCAACATGTTCTGGATCTTCCATGCCACGGATATTGATCCCCTCACGGGTCATATCATCGGCAACCACATCTACAGCTTGGCCAACCACCCAGCTAGAACGATACATAGCCTCAAGCTTTAAGCGGTCGCGGCTAGTATAGTTAAAACCATAAGTTGATTGATCATGCTGGTTCCCTGAACCCAACCCAACGCGAGCGGCAAAGTTCTGGAATGAATCTTTTGTAAATTTAATTAAGCCCATAACTTTCTCTTTATAGCTTGCCCCAAATACTGAGCTCGCCTATCTGTGGGTTAAAACAAATCATGACGCTATCTGCCCGGTTAGGTGACGCCGTGCCATCAGGCTGTTTATTGACAAGGATTTTCCCAACACCATTTTTTGTATATGTTGGTTGTGATAACTCAGTAGTGAGCAATGCCAATTCCTTAGCATCTATATCTTTAGTAGATAGTGAAATGATCATGTCTGGATCATAATCACGGCCCTCAAGCGCTCTAAAAGTTTCCTGGAAGCGCAAACGCAATGACCACCAAGACTGGGCTTTAAGATTGGCGAAAAAGTCTTTATTAAGACGCTTCTCGACCATTTCCCCCTCAGGGTCATAAACTGAACCAGAACCTCGGAAGGATTCGACATTTACTTCGGGTAATCCCAGTTCACGGCGCTTTTCATTAATTACCCTGGCATCACCACGGCACCCAGCACCAAGACCATCGGCATCGTAAAAAAGCGTATCTATAGATTGATCAAAGCAAAGATCCATAGCTTTTTGCGTGGTTCCAAAGATGTCATCACCTTTACCTGACCATGTGGCCAAGTACTTCATGACAACACCATGGCGAGATGCAAAAGAGTTTTTATCCTTGCCCTCATCGGCAACGTCTAAGCCGCCGATACGATCACCAGTAGGCTCAATTAGAAGCTTTTTGTGCGCATCTAATGACGCTTGAATCCAAGCACTAGGAATCAATACACCTTCCACAGATGCTGCATAGTTAATATCAACTTCTTGGGCTAAAACGACATCGTCCAATGTTGCAAGCTGCTTTTCATACCATGGGTAAATAACTTTGCCGTTATAAGTAACAGTCCAGTTCTTATCCGGGTTAGCTCGCCAAGGCATAGTAAAGACGGCATAACGGCCGCTGAATCTATCCTGGTGAAATCGGTCACCGATACCGTTTGGTGTAGATCCTTTAATGTGGACGTTCGTGTTTTGCGAGATAGCCGCATCTACAGCTTCTTGCCGCTCTACGAATGCCCATTCATCCAAAAAGTACATAGTGGTACGACCACCACGGCCGATATTGTCACCAGCTTCACCCGTGATTGTTGCGCCGTTATCAGGGTTAATGATGCGCATGTAGTTATCATGCACTTTCTCGACAAAGCCCTTTGGCTTTAACCATTGGGGCATTTTGCTGAACATGTCGCGGAATTTGTGGAATAGGGTTTTAGGATCACCCTTCTTATCAACTAGTTCCTCTTTACGGCTACCAACTCCCCCCGCAAAACCTTCTACAAATAACCATCTATGCAAAAAGAAACCCAGCACAACGTAGCTCATGCCTTCGTCACGCGACTTTTCAATCAAGCCGTGTGTTTGTGTGCTCTCCCGCTCAATCAACCAATCTACAAGCTCGACTTGCTTAGGTCGCAACACAAAGGGAATATTTGCGGGCAATCCAAATGACATACCGCGCGGGTCGTATGTCCAGATCCAATTGTTAAACCAATGTGCCGGATCTGTGCGGCACTTATATAACTCTGCCTGAATGCTAAGTTCGTTTTGCTCAATGGCTGCCTTGTAGTAATAACGCCGTGTCATCTCAGTCATTACTTCAGGCAAGCGTACGTTAATAGTCCACTCTTTAATTAAAGGGGCTATTTCATCTAGTGCGTATGTCATAGCTTTCCATTAATCACTAAGCGCGAAAGCTCAGCCGGTGTGAGTTTTGCAAGCTCCTCAGGTTTATATGCTGGCGTAGGTGGCAATTGGGTATTTTCAGTTTTAATCGCCCCGCCACCAGCTCCGGTAATTTCTAATCGTTTCTCGTAAAAACCTTTCACAATCTTTTGCATTTGGTCCACGATCTTGATGGTCATGGTCACGTTATTTTTTTTGGCGAAAAGTAAGTCACTCAAGATTTTTAACTGAACAATGTCATTAGCCCCGCTAATGTTGTGAATCGGCTGTTTGAGATATTCCTCTCGCGTAGCCTCAAAAACTTCCTTGAACTCTTTCCTTAAGTCACGCCCGGCAACCTTGGTCGGGTCGTATGCTTCCACTTGCTGCGGCGACACAATAATGTTGAAAGTTTCCTTGATGGCCTTAACAACTTCTGTGGGTGTCATGAATTGCGCAAGTGACCGAACTATAAAGAGTTGCTCGGCTTTTTTTAGCTTCGCCATAATTCAAAATCCATCAAGGCTCATCAAGGAAACAAGTCAAAAAAAATGAGCCAAAAGGCTCAACTAATTAGGCAAGTTCCACAGCACTTGGAAATATTTACATCAGATGCAAACGGCGCTTGCTTCGCCACTTCAATAAGTCGCTTCACGTTCTCGTCTGCTCCCCATCTTTTTACTACGCCCACAAACTCTTCAACGTCATGGCCAGCCAAATAATGTTTTGGTAAACCCGTCATATCGCTATAAAGCGGCTCGCCGTCTTCGTCACGCTCAACGCCGATGTGATAAAGCTCATGTTCGATTAAAGCGCAAAAGTCTCGGTCCGTAGCTTGCTCGCAAAAACTTGCGTCAATAGTTATTAGATAAACCGGCACATAACCAAACCAATCACGCATTTGTTGTTCCTGGCGAGCCTTGCGCCAGCCACCAACGTTAAACATGACTTTTTCACATTGGCCAGAAACCATTTGTTTTTTTACAGTGCAAGCTTGTGATGCCCACGCAAATGCAATAAAGCCCTCATTCTCATGTATGAGCTCAGCAATATGGTCATGGTCTGGATTGTAGAGCTCACCATCAATGGTTAAATAATTTTTAATAACCCAATCCATTAGATCTGGTGCCGGTGTTAAGCGTGTAGCCTCATCATCATCCGCTTGATCAATAAAATCAGTCGGTGGAAATGGTCTTACTTGTTCCATCTTCAAGTCTCTCTAATTCGCCTTTAATCCAATCAATGACATATCCGGATAAAATAGAATCTGGGTGAAATCGTTCAATCTTGAAACCCATGTCTTCTGCTTTATCGTATCGATCAAGGCTCCAAGCTTTATTAGCCAACTTGCCACCGCGTCCACCAGACCAAGGCCCGCCCTCAATCTCAATCAATATGCGTAATTTCACAATATGGAAATCAAAGCGCCAATGCTTGGTATGAATGGGTTGAAACTTGCTTTCAAAGCCAATAGCCAAATCTGTTAATTCTTCTTTTAGGGTTGCTTCAGCTTCTAAATAATTTTGCTTGGCTTTCGGCAACGGCGTACTTTTTGATTTCGATTTCTGTGGGCGCTTTCCTGTGAGCTTGAAATATTTACTGGCTTCCATATAAACACCCTTACATCACGGCGACCTTTCAACCAATTTAATTTTTTAATGGCTAAAAAAAATCGCTCATCTAAGTGAGCGATCTGTTCTTCTGTGAGGCCTTTTGTTGTGCAACTGCCTATATGCTTTAACTCTTGCTCGGTATCCCGAATTTCAACATCAATATTTTGAAGCATGGCATCTCCAAATACAAAAAGAAAAAGCCCCGCCAATAATCGATATTTAGCGGGGCCATTTTGCGCCGTAATACGTCCGGCAAACGATAAAACTAACTTTTAGATGTGCGAAGAATCTCTAATACTTTGTTTGTTAGATCGTGAAGATCAACGCCGTGAGGATGCCAAAACTTATAAAACACATTGTCGCGATTATAAATTTGAAGGTAATAAGTTGATGTGTAGCTTGGGTCAATTTCTGAAGCTTTAAATATCTTCACATCTTTCTCTATTTCTTGCCCATCCAATTCACCGCCAACACAAAGCGTCATGATTTTTACCAGTTTCAAATTAAACTGGAATATATCACACATTAAAAAAGCCCACCGATTTGGCGAGCTTTTGAATTCATTCTGGCGATTACTTTACATTTCGCCCATTTTAGAAATCTTTATACTCAAGTGTATACCCAACTGTCAAGCACAAGTTTCTTGATTATCAGGAAGTTCGTATTGAAACGATCTACGAATCCTACCTCTAATCTCATTTTCCCATTGTGCAACAATAGATTCTCCAAAAAGTTCATACTTCTGGTAGCTCTTGATATATGCGGTTTTAGTTGCTGTAATTTTCGCAATATTCATTTTCTCATTTAACGTGTAAGGGCGCTTACCTGTGCCATCACACTTATTGCAAAATACTGCCCCGTTAGGGTTGCCTTTTGAATTGTAAGTTTCAAGCTTACCAAGCCCCTGACAAGACCCACACATAGCCTTAACAAATAAATGGCTACGTAAAACTATCTCAGCTATCCCTTTTGCAAGATTAGTTAAATCACCTTGAGCATTAGTAGGCTTAAATTTTTTCTTTATCATTTCTTTGTGGATTTTGACTGCCAATTTGTTTCGAGCTCTAAAAAAATCACCTGACTTAATCTCACCACGAACAAACTCTACCTTTCCGGGAATATCCTCAATACGGCGCTCTGTCTCAAAGTTAAAATCAAACTTACTAACAAATGTCTCAGTTTGCTTTTGAGCTGGGGTAATGATTGCTATGCGCTCAAAATCTACCTTTTCAACAAGCAAAGTAGCCCATAATCTAGCATCTGGTGATAGAAGCCCTAGTTCACCTAAAACAATATCTTTAGAAATCTTTTTACCTTCTGCCTTACCTTGAGCGATAGCAAGGCGAAGTAACTCAATAAAATCAAACTTTTCAACTAACATAATCGCCTTCCTATTTACCCTTTACCATTATTAAAAAACAACTTGTTGAAACCTTTCCCTTCAAAATTTTGCATATCGCCCGAATACAAGCATTGCTGCATCTCGCGCATGTTCATTTGTACGTTTCGCCCACCCTGTTAATTTCAAAAAATATTTAGCATCAGTTTTGGTTTTGTTCGCTGCTGGGTGAATCATCAAATAATTCAAACCTTGTTCAATACACCATTGCTCCCAGATCTGAGCATCACGCTTAACAGATCCAACTCCCTCCCGTGTACCAGCTCCGCTTTTCGCTTGTCGTGCATCCGCATTACCGAACCAGGTTCGCTTTCTGGCATCCTCAATAAATAATTTAATATTTTGTTTTCCATGGGCTTCAGCAAGATTTAACACTTTGCTCATTGCCTGAGTAATTGTGTGTGAGCCAACATCTTGGAGCTCGCCTCCTTTACCTTGATCAATGGCTACAGCAAAACCAGTATGCACTCCAGTATCAACCCCGATTAAAACCTTGCTCATCAAGCACCACCCTTATTTAAACGATCCAGTTCACTAGCAAAATGGCTATACATCTGAGACTTTTCAAAATCTCTAATACGACTTAATTCGTGTGCTTCAACTCTGTATTTTTGAGCTAATTCGCCAAGTGAGTTTTTAAGCTCATCTATTTGTGTTTGTTTAAAACTCCAAGCCTTAAATTCAATTTCTCTTTCAGCCAAATTGTCTTCAGTCGAATAAATCGAGTTATAGATCTCTTGATTTGTCCCATCTCTAAAATCGCAAGCTTTGCAAAATTCTGAGTAATGCCAAGAAATAAACTCCTCTCTAGACTTAACCATTCTGATTTCATCGATACGATCACCAGTTGCTATTTCAATAGCCTTTTCTAATTGAAGTAACTCGTTGTAATCAGTGTTAGATAAACCACTGCGGTTGTATCTGCCTCGTAATTTAGCACTGCGAGCAGTTGCTTCAGCCAAATCGAAATTTTCAAGAATATTCATGCTGCTGCCCCTTTTGCTGGAGTTTTAAAACCCATTTCGATTAAATACGGAATAAACGGTTTTTGTTGCTCAGGATCTACCAGCTTTTGAGCCATGCGTTTACCTGCATCCATCCATGATTCCCCGCTATGACAAAATGAATCTTTAAAATCAGGATGGTTTACAAGGAGACGTGCAAACATGAAAAGCTGTTTTTCAGATGCGAAGGTAATCACCTCAGGAATATGATTTTCAGATTGTGCTGATTGTCCATTTGAGTTTTTGTTTTCAAAAGAACGTGGTGCCGGTGTTTTCATCTTTGCGTATTTAGCGCGAGCTTTAAGCATCCACTCTGCAAAAAATTTAACCATGTAATCATCTGAGTGATTTCGATCTTCATTAAATCCGTTAAATGCTTTTAACTCTCTCTCAAACCAAGATGCACTAAAAATCTCGTTGGTATCAATTGACGGATTGATTGAACAAATTTCTAATTTCAAATTTTCCAAAACAAACCACGTATTTTTTTTATTTTGATAGTTTCTTTTGATAGTTGTATTTTGTGGGTTAAAAATTTTAACCACTTGAGGTAAAAATTCTTTACCACTTGCGGTAAAAATATTTAACCACTTGCCATTTGTGGTGGTAAAAAAATTTAACCATCTTGGTGAGTTATCAACACAACTATGCACAGAATGAAGGTGGTAAAAATTTTTAACCAGTACCGTATTTTTACCGTTCGTTTTTAAGTAAAACCCGTTTACTTTGTGAGCTAATTTGACGCCATATCCAAAGTGGTTAAAATTTTTAACCACCTCTTTATTGAACAATATAAATGTCTTAACTAAGATTTTTCGATTCGGAAATTTAATTAGATTACCTAAATAATAAGCATCTACTGGTGAATAAACATTTCCATATTTTGATTGATGGTGTTTTTTAATCAAACCCACGTTTTCTAATTCAGTTAAACATTTAATTACGGTAGGACGGCTTTTTAAAGATAAAGCTTCAAGTTGACGCAAAGAGAGCGCATCACTCTCTTTTGTCCATCCTCGCGTCTTACGAATAATTAATAAATAGATTTTCACTGATGCATCACTGATTTTATTCATGGCTTCATCAACGAATGCGTTAGCCACCATAAATGAATTGGGCGTAAATTTACTCATGATGTAAGTACCTCATGGTTTTAATGCTTCTTGAGTTACTCACTTGAGTTCACCTTCCTCAATAATTTGAATGAAAGTACTGCCTAAGTAGCGGATCCGTTTTGCTCTATAAAGACTCGAGATAATGACGCCAGCATGGAAAAGATTGATGCCATGCGCGCCGTGCTCATCAACCAGACCTTGCATAAACTCATCACGTGTAACTGCAGCGTTTTTTTCATCACGATTTCCTTCACGCAAATTTGCCTTACGCTTCTCAAGCATTCTCGAAAGTGTGTTTAGTGCCGGTACATGCCACGACTGATAACTTTGCTGGCGCTTTTGTTCTAAAAGTTTGTCTTTAGTCGACTGATTTGATAAATTAGTTTGCATATTCGATTCCTCTATCAAGTAATTGAATTGAAAAGCCTGATCTCGACCATCAGGCTTTTTTATTACCTTGAATAACTTGAAGTGGGTAATTGACCGTTGAATCCCCTTCATTCCCTTCTTCGACCACAATTGCCCGCATACGCTCATTTCTTCTAATACGCTCAAGCCCTAAACTTACGGTGTGCCACTCACCAACAATGGCTTTTTCAAAGAGGATTACAGCTTGTCTACTTATCTCCATTCCGTAATAGGCGGAAATATCACGAAGTTTGTCCATGATTTCCGGATCGTGTTTTGTTCTAAGATCTTCTTTTTCAAGACTCATAAAAATTTCCTTATTCAGCAGCAGCTTTATGTTTTAGCGGCTCTTTGCCTTCAGCCAAATCGCGAATTTGGTATTCACGCGCTAATGGGATTTTTTTGTCAGGCCATTGATAAACAGCAGAAGGCTCGATTCCTAACATCCCAGCCAACTCAACACCATTCACCCCAAGCAACTTAAATGCTTCTTCTTTAGTCATAACCATATCCAAAAAGTAAGATTTCTTAGTATTTAATCAAAGAAAACTTATAAAAGCAATATGTAAGATAACTTATATGAATAGAGATACTATTGGTCAGCGCATACGTGCGCTTAGACGCGCTAAAAAATTAACTCAAGTGCAATTGGCGAAGATTGCAGGTGTTAGTTCGCCCGCTGTAACAGAATGGGAGAAAGACAGCTATTTACCCAAAGCGGGATCATTAGAAGCAATGGCGAATGCTTTTGGTGTTACAACTGAATATATATTGACTGGTAAAGGTGAAGTTCTAGCTCAAGAGTCTACAAATGTAGCTCCTGTTCAGGCCCGCATGGCTCCAGTTCTTTCATGGGTTCAAGCTGGTAATTTTACCAATGTTGAGTCAGTCGATATGTCTCAGGTAACAGAGTGGCTCCCTCTTCCTGATGAATGTACCAACTGTTTTTATTTAAAAGTTCAAGGCGTTAGTAATCAACCAGACTTTCTAGAGGGCGATTATATTCTTGTTGACCCAGATGTTTACTATAGTGATATGCAATCTGGCGATATGATTGTGGTTCGGAAATTTGAAGATGCCACTTTTAAAAAACTTGTTATCGAGACAGATGGCTCTCGCTTTCTACAAGCTCTAAATCCTAAATTTGAACCAAATATCATTCCCTTGGATGAGCATTGTCATTTTGTAGGACAAGTAGTTGACTGCATGCGATATACATACAGAGCAAAAAGAAGATCCAAACCCAAACATTCTTAAAAAAGAGAACATAATGATCGCAACACTTAATAAATCCAAAACTGCGCTAACGATTAATCGTCAAGAATTTAAATTGGCTTTGGGCAAAATTGGCGCAGGAATTGATAAACAAATAAACTCCCTTAAAAAAGCCAAGCAGAGCTATGACGCTGTGGAAATGGCACGTGAGGTCATTAGTGAAGCAAATATCTTTGAAGCTATTATTGAAGGCTTTAATGAGGCAGAAGGCACCAATCTAAAACTGACTGATATAACCAATATTGAAGCGGCTCAAGAATGGATAGATGAATTTTTAGAAAAGTATTCAAGTATATAAACAGCACAAATCAACTTTGTAGGCTAGATAATAAAGCTGTGACCCGACACGATTCTATAGAAATAAGTGGAAGAGTTAAAATTTAAGCCACTAAAGTGCAACTAAAATTTAGTTGCAATATTTTTTAAATACAAGGAAAATAATGTGACCAAAGCAGAGAAATTATTAGAACGATTTTTCACTAATCCTCCACCTAAAAACTTTAAGTGGAATGATTTCGTTACAATGATGGAACGCTTAGGTTTCACTCTAGTATTTAATGGAAGAGGTAGCTCCCATTGCATATTCTACAAAGATAATCCAAAGATCGTACTTAACTTCTTAAAACCTCATCCAAATGATGAGCTAAAAGTTATTTATGTCAAGAAGGCAAGAGAGTTCCTTAAAGAGCATGGGATTGGAGTATAAAATGAAAGAAACTTTTAAATACAAGGGCTTTGAAGGCTCCATGGAATTTAGTTCAGAAGATGAATGCTTGGTAGGTGAGGTCTTATTTATACGCTCCAAGATTATCTATATTGGTGAAACTTATAGTGAGTTAAAACAATCTTTTGAAGAGGCTGTTGATGCTTATATTCTCCATTGTGAAGCAAACAATATTAAGCCAGAGAAGCCCTGTAGTGGAACCTTTAATGTAAGAGTTGGCACTCATCTTCATCAATCGGCTATTAAGCTTGCATATCAAAATAACATCTCGCTTAATGAAGTAGTGATACGAGCTTTAGAGCACTTCCTAGCAACTGACCATACAGAAAGTAGCAATTTTACAGTTAATTTAAAAAATAGCCCAGTCAATATTATGAATATCTCTCAAAAAAATATACTTTTACCTAAAAAACGTAGTTCAGAATATTTTAATTAATTTTTAAAGCCATAAGGATAATCAATGAGTAATTCTAGAGATAAAAAAACAAATCTAGCATTAAGTATTTTATGTGACTCAATAGATGGCTCTGAAGACAATATTGAGTTTCCAATCACACTAGTTGTTGCTGGACAACTCATTACAGGACTAATTATTAGTGAAAAAAGCTTTTATAATTTAGAGTCAAATCTGGCACTTAAGCCAATTTATGAATTGATTTCTAAAGAAAGATCTGAATATTTTAATATTAATGGTTCTTTTAAAAATGAAAATATAACCGATGAAGAGATTGATAAAATTCCAGATACTCTTTGGCAAAGATTTTTGTATTTAAAAGATGCAAGATATATGACTGGGAATACTTTTGTTCCCAGTGAAAATAATCAAGGGTCTGCAATACAAGTTAGAGTATCAGATATTGTTGCTTTTAACTTTGGGACATTTACTACCACCAAGAACGACGATGATTCTTAGTATTCAGTTCCGCAACTCCTTTTCTTATGGCTATCTTTAGCTTAAGACATGTGTCTATGGTGACTAGCGTAATTTGAATATTATCTTTTGATATAGCAGACTCCATCCAACCCACCACCACGGTGGGTTTTCTTTTGTCTAGTAATTCATAAAAATTAAGTTATCTTAAAATTAATTTAAGAATTCTTATATTTTCACTTGACTCAAAAACTAAGTTTTCTTATATTTATCTCGTAGACAACAAAAATCCCCGAAACTTTGGACGGAGACGGGGATTTGCAAACTTTGCGAGGTCAATTATGAACTTAAATACAATTCCTTTCAACCACATCAAAGTGACAGGCTTCACAGCTCTGTTTTTGATTGCTGGTTTATCTTCTTGTGAATATAAAACTGCACAATCAGGCTTATCTTCTAATTCCTACACTTTTACGCCACAAACACAGCCGAGTGATTACGGCGTTCAAACTGCAAAAATCACAGGTAAAACCTCTGGTGTTGCTGTTATCAAACTTGATGACTTTCGTGTAAACGTTAGTTTTGACTTTGAAACACATCCTGACAGCTTCGGAGTACCTGGTTCAGAATTTACAGCCGTTGATGTAACCCAGCTCACAATTAACGAGATTACCGATATAAACGGGAAATCTTACAGTGATTTCACTGATTACAACGATCACCGCAATATCAATGCCCTACTTAAAGGCTTCATCGAACGTAATAAGTTGGTGGAGGCTTGATCATGAAAAAGACCTTTACTACACCATTTCGCCAATTCCTTTTTAAAGACCAAGAAGGCTTTTATCACGTACGCCTTGGACCAAAAATTTACATGGCCAAGTTGTCTTTAGATTTTACGCCAGACTTTGATAAAGAGTTTGCTGGTGGAAAAAGAGCTCAACCATTCAATTGGTACAACGTATTTGTAAAAGATTCTCCAGAGAGTGAACCACGACCGATTACCACGGAAGAATTATCACAAAAATGGTTCAAGCCTGAATTTAAAGGTGGCGTTAATTATCAACGCTCTATTGAGCAAAGTAATCGTACTCAACCCCAACGATACAGCGCAGAGCAACGTATCGCTTACAAAAACTCTCGTTATTAATTGGGTGACATCATGACTAATCAAAACAATGCATTACATAAAATTCAGCAAGAATTGAAAGCTCCAAAAAACAAAACCAATGATTTTGGAAAATATAAATACCGTAACTGCGAAGATATCCTTGAGGCAGTTAAACCACATCTAAATGAATTAGGTGCAACACTGGTCCTTACTGACGAAGTTCAACAAGTTGGCTCAGTTGTCGTTATTACAGCAAAGGCGGTCTTTACGGATGCTAACGGCAAAGAGATTACTGTAACGGCTCATGCTGGCGTGGACGTTAATAAGAAAGGTATGGATGTTGCTCAAACATTTGGTGCATCAAGCTCTTACGCTCGTAAATACGCTTTAAATGGTTTGTTCCTTATTGATGATACTAAGGACTATGACACTAATGAATATCATCAACAAATGGACCAAGCATCTAAAAATCAAAACAACCGTAATACGGGCAATCAAGGTCAGCAAGCTAATCAGAGCTCGCATGCAAACACTGCCAATAACACTCAGTCATTAGCTCAACGTTATACAAATGCCCTTAATAGCATCAAGAATGCCAAATATCCATCTACCCTGGATAAAGCCATTGCAACTTTTGCAAATTCTCAATATGCAGCTGGGATCGTGAACGCATGTCGTGCACGTGCAGATCAAATGGGATGGGCAGTTAATTCACTTCCTCAGCAAAAAAACCAAACTCAACAACTCCACCATTAATTAAAGGCAGGAACTAAACATGACTAATTTAATTTCAAATCAAGAAGCCTTTAATGCTTTGATGTCCGGCAAAATTATTCTTTGCCGTCACATCGATGGTGAGTTTGATACGCTGGATCAATTCCCAGCTACAGTATTTTCATTGTCTGGCTATGAGTATTGTATTCAACTGCCAAAAATTGAATTGGCTGGAATTACTTTTACTCAACCTCTTACGCTTGATGATGTTAAACCAGATCAAGACATTTACCTTGTTGAGCCAACTGGCAGTATTTATTGGTACAAATTCAATGAAAACTCAGCTCTTAAATCAGCAATTACAAATGGTTTTGCTCAAGCTGATATCGAAAATGCTCGACTCCAGTTAAAAGCATTTTGTGCTGCCGTTGGCCGTAATGTAGATACAAGCGAAGCACTTGTCGTACCGATCGGTGGCGCAGACAAACAAAAGGGCTCTAAGAAAAAAACCACTAAAGCTGCATCTCAAAAACAAGTAGAGGAAATTAAAGCTGAGGATCCATCTCATACAGAAGTTTACATACCCTCTTCTAATGATGAAATAGCTAAAGCTCAAGCCTCAAACAATTTTCAACACCAAGTTTTACTAGATGCTTTGAAAATTGCAAATACAGAACAAGAAGTAGAAAACGTTTGTTCAGGTCTTGAAAAAGAAGGCTTTACACAAGAGCAATTGGATGAAATTGAGATTGCTAAACAAGCTCGATTGACTGAGCTGGATTTTATCGAAATGGATGCAGCTGATACAGCAAGTGAGCAAGTATTTTCTGTTTTATACGACTCATTCATTGGTGAGATTGAATCGTGCACTTCAGATGAAGAACTACAAGCGGTTAAGCGGAAAATTGGTGCAAATGGGCATTTAGAAGATCAAGAACGTGACTATTTAATAAAAGTTATTCAAGAGACAACTTTCAGCGATAAACCGACATCGGCACCCAAAGCAGTCCTAATAAGTCTAATTGATCAGGCCAACACACTAGATGAGTTAGCCAAAGTTAATGACACTGTTTTAGCAAGCTCAAAAAATCTTACTTCTGAAGATTTAAGTGAATTGAAAATTCAGAGCGAGCAACGCAAAGAACAACTTTCACAGCTTGATTTAATTGATTCTGATCCAGATTACCCTTCGTTCGCACACTCTGAAGAACTAGTAGACGAATTAGCATTTGATATAGATATGGCTGGGAACGCTGAAGAAGTTAATGCGATCTTCGACCGCACGCGTCTGTGGACAGAAGCACAACGAAAACCATTACTAGATGCTTCATATAAACGCCTTAATGAGTTAAAAGGCAGACCACTGATTGAGCGCATCCATGCAGCACAAAACATAGATATTTTACGCGCGTTATTTGCCGAGATCCGTCTGCTTGAAAATGGAACCTTAAAGTATGACGCAATGACGGCATATAAAAACCGTGAAGCTCAATTACCTGGTGCACCTTTGGAGATTGGCCAATGAAATATCGTTACTCAACAATGACGCGCATCTTGCTTGTGATTGGCACTCATATGAACCACCAGTTCGACAATGTTAATCCTTCTGAAATTGATGCTTGCTTAGTGAATGTAAAGTTTAAAGAAGCCACATGGAGAAAGTGAAAATGAGTACTGCAGCTGAACTTAAAAAAGCCAATGAAATGACGAATTTCACTAAATATAAAGCAAAAGTTTATAGAGCTCTGGCAAACGATACTTATGGCTTAACAGTTTCGCAATTGGCGACTGTTTGCAAACTTAGTGCGAAAACGATTAAGCAAATATTGGCAGAACTTGATGTTGAGAAAAACGGCGATGTTTATTTATTAAAGATTAAACAGCCTATTCCCTCAATTCCCCAGTTTCTAATTTATGATAATTGGCTGTCAAAGAATATGGCCACGCTTCGCCAGGCTACAGCTCATCTCAGTAAAAATGATGTTAATGACATCATTGAGGTTGCAGGGAGAATAATTTGGGAAGCATCAAAAACCCAGACGGTGCCAACTTGGATTCTTACCTCCACCAAGCTGCCAGATGAGGGTGAAGAAATTTTGTTCTTGGATTCACATAACGTCATTCATGAAGGATCTTTAAACACTGACTATGTAGATGGACCTTATGGCGAAAATAATGAAGATCATGGCAGCTATCAAACTTTATGGACTTCAAACTCAAATGGTGAAGAGTATTTAGTAGAAGAAATTAAGTTTTGGATGGCTAGACCAAGTAATCCAAGTGCAAACGAACCGGGAGCCGAACTGTGAACAAAATGACCCATGAGCAATTTTTGTTGATGAAATTAGCCGAGGAAGCAACCGAAATCGCCCAGATTGCTTTAAAAACTGCTCAGTTTGGTATGACAGAGAAGCATCCTGATTTACCACTGAACAACGTTGAAAGAATCCATTTAGAACTTAATGATCTTCATGCTGTGGTTGATGAGTTGAATACATGGTGTCAATTTGGTTTTAAACCAAACCATGCCGCCAAAATAAATAAAATTGAAAAGTTGAATAAATATCTAGGTTATTCAATTCAACTTGGAAAAGTCGAAAACGTTCCAGCAATTTTTGGTAAAGAGGGAAAAGTTAAAACTTGTGAGCTTTGTGATGATGGAAATGGCGAATGTATTTTTCCTTATTATGGTCTCGCCCCTCATGTTCATACAAAACCGATTGGTGGTACTGAATTTTTAAATGAACCATTTCCTGAAAACTTTAGTCCCGATGGTGATGGTCTAGGTGTGTATACACACTGTTTGAATTGTGGTGGTGATGGCACTTATGAAGGTACCCAATTAGAAGCAAAAGCGGAAAGTAAGGAGGCAGAATAGATGGGACAAGTTGTTAAAATTGAAGCTAGTATCCTTGAGAAGATTGTTTTAGTAGTGGAACGTTTGGCTCAGGCTAAAGAAGAGCGACGTGTTGGTCGTGAAGAATTTGCCCATATGCTCAATATTGAACCTGAAACTCTAGATGCTCGGATACGTGAAGGCAGATACCAAAGGCCACACAAGGATGGGCGAAAAAGTTTTTGGTTGTTGTCGTATGTGCAATCTGTCGTTACAGACACAAAAGAATCTGATAAAGTAGCCACCTATTGAGGTGGCTTTATTTTATACAATGACATAGGTACTTTCTCAATCTTGAGTACCAAATTGAGTATCAAAACCACCTCAAAATAAAATCCCCTTATTTATTAGTGAGTTGAATCTAAAATGCTTCTAATGATCGACAATTACGACTCTTTTACCTACAACATCGTCCAGTACTTTGGCGAGTTGGATCAGGAAGTAAAAGTTGTTCGCAATGATCAAGTCACATTAGAGGATATTGAACGATGGCA